ATTATGAAAAAAGAATGGTTACAGCTCCTGTAATGTTAGCTGAAACTGCAATATTAAGATATAATCCTGATTTGGGTAAATACTATGTTAAGTTTAGACCTGAAACAATTGAGAAGATGATGAAAAAGTATTTTAAAGAAAACAAAATACATAAGGTTAATACCAATCACGACTCAAAACAAAGAAGGGATGGAATTTATATGATGGAATCATATATTGTTGGAGAAAGAAATTCATCAAAAATATTCCCCGATCTACCTGAAGGGTCTTGGGTTGCAACATTCTATGTTGAAAACGATGAGGTTTGGGATAAGATTAAAAAAGGGGAATATAACGGATTTTCACTTGAAGGTTATTTTATTGAAAGGTATGAGGAAGATATGGTTGATAATCTTTTAATGGAAATAGAATCAACACTTACAGATTATGTTGATGAGGATTTAATTGAAGAAAAAATAAAAAAATTACTTAATATAAAATGAAAAACTTCTTAATGATTTTTACGGCTTTTATAAGTCCTTTATTACCACTAGCATTAATTATTAGTTTATTTATCATTATTGATACTTTTGTTGGAAGATGGTATGCAAGACAAATTGGTGAAACAATAACATCAAGAAAAACAAGAATTGGATTTTGTAGAAAAACATTGTTCTACTTCTTGGTTTTAATCTGTGTCTATTTAATTGATAAATTTATCGTGAATGAAATAACAAGAAATTACATTTGGTTTGATTGGGCTTTTACAAAGTTTTTTGCCTCAATATTAATTTGGATTGAATACACAAGTATTGATGAAAAAATTAAATGGATAAAAGGAAAAGGACTAACAGATAGGATTGTGGAATTTGGAAAATCACTTAAAAAGATAATAGGTTTTACAAAAGAAATTAACCCAAAAAACTAATGTATTAAACAAAAAATAAACAAATATAATTAAAGTTAGATTATGAATAAGAAAACAAACATTATTTCAAAAATTAGAGAACTTTTTGCACAAGAAAAAATGTCCGCTGATTACAACTCCGCAAATGGTGTAACCATTCGTTGTTTAGGTGATGGATTAAAAGTAGGTGAAAAAGTAGTTAAAATTCTTCAAGGTGAAGAAGCAACATTGGAAGATGGCGATTATCTATTGGACAATGGTAAAACCATTACTGTTGCCGCTGGTCAAATAAAAGACATAAACGAATATAGAGCCGAAGAAAAGATGGCAGATATGACGGAAAAAGAACAAAAAGATTCAGGAGCAATTGAAGAAAAAATTGGTGGTGATGAAAAAGAAAAGATGATGAAAGTCATTGAAACAAAATTGAAAGATGGAACTGAAGTTAAAGTTATGGTTGCTGGTGATTCATTAGCAATTGGTGATAAGGTTGAGGTTAAGAGTGGAGACGCTTTTATTAACGCCCCTGAAGGAAGACACGAAACAATAGATGGTTTAGTTATCTATGTGGATGCTGAAGGACTTATTAATGAACTTGAAACTGAAGAAACAAGAAGAGAATCAGAAATGAAAAATATGTTTGAAGCAGTTTCAACTTTAACAACATTAGTTGGTGAGTTAAAAGAAAGTATTTCAACACTTAAAAAAGAAAAAGACGAATTGACTGAAAAGTTCAATAAGTTTTCAGCTGAACCATCAGCAGAAACAATAACAAAGAAGAGTTCGCACTTTTCAAAAACAGCAGAGAAACAAGATAGATTAAAGTTTTTCGGACAAAAATAAAAATAAACTAAATAAAACTAATTAAAAATGAGTTTAAACGTAGCAGGCTTAACGGCATATGTGGATCAAGAACGTATGGCATTAATCAAAAAAATGATTTTATCAGGACGTTCAGTTAGATACTTAACAGTTCAACCCGATGTGAAATCAGCAGCATCTATAAATCTTTTATCTTCCAACTTGATTGCACAATCAGGAGGATGTGGATTTACAAACACAGGGACAACCATCCTTACACAACAAACATTAAATGTATGTCCGTTAAAGGTTAATGAAAGTATCTGTTTGGACACTTTGGAACAATACTACACACAAGCGTTAATGAATCCAGGTTCATATAACACAGAGATTCCATTTGAACAAATCTATGCTGAAGAGAAAGTTTCACAAATCAGTTCATTGATTGATAACTTAATTTGGCAAGGTGATACGGTATCTGGTTCAGGAAACTTAAACCTTTGTAATGGTTTCATCAAATTGGCTAATAGCACTTATTCAGCTTCTACAGTTGATGGAAACGTTGCTAACTACACCGCTATCACTGCAGGAAATATTGTAGCAATTGTTGATGACGCTGTGAATGTGATTCCGGCTAACATCATAGATATGGATGACTTATACTTATATTGTGGGTATGACTTCTATAGAACTTATGCTACAGCCTTAAGAAACGCTAACTTGTTCGCATACACAGGAGCTGAAGACCAAGGCGAGAATTTCTCCCAAATGGTTCCTGGAACAAATGTAAGATTAATTGCGGTTAAAGGATTGAACGGAACTAACAAGTTCTTCATCTCTTCTAAATCTAATTTATATTTTGGAACTGATTTGCTCAACGATTATGAGAACTTTGAATTGTGGTATTCACTTGATAACCAAGAAGTTAGAATGGCTTCAAAATGGAAGCAAGGTGTAAATGCGGCATTCTGGGATTACGTTGTATATTTCAAACTTTAATTCTAATAGATTAAAAGGGTAACCGACAAATAGAGATACGAACCATTAGGTGATAGTGTCTTAAAACTAAAAAAACTTAAGGGGTGAAAGTCCCCTTTATAAAAATAAACAAAAAATAAAATTTACATATTATGGCTTTTACTTGTAATTTAACGGATGGCTACGTTTTAGGTTGTTCATCAATAGGTGGAGTAGAGAAAGTATGGATTGGAGAATATGTTGATAATGTGGTTTATGCACAAAATGCTTGTGGTATAATCACAGGTATTACAACAACAGGTCTTACGGTTTATAGTTTTGAACAAGATATTGAACACGCAGGATTAATTCAGGCGGGTTCGTATAGTCGTGAAAACGGAACTGTTTTCTACGAATCTACATTATCAATAAAATTAATTGGTCTTGACTGTGAGGTTAGGAATAGAATGGTTGAACTCGGAAGGGCTCCACTTTTCGCAGTTATTAAATCAAACGCAGGAGATTACTACTATTGTGGTCTTGAATCAAGTGGTAGAGCATCTGCTGGTGAAGCAAATGTTGGAACATTACTCGGAGATATGAATGGTTTATCCCAATCTATTTCTTGGAAATCTGCAAATGGTGTCTTCTTAATGAGTGGAACTTTGGTTGGAACAACAATTACAGTATTGTAATCCAACTTTTCTAAAGACCAATTGTGGGTCTTCTTTCTATATAAACCCCCTTCTTGATTAAGTTGGGGGTTTTATTATTTAATCACCCTTATATGTTCCGTATTCTTTATATCCCTCTACGGTTAAAGATGATTCATAGTTTCTTGTGAAGGTTGCTCTCAATAAAGATGCTACCGATAAATTGATATTATCCAACTCTGATAAACTTTTACCACGAAGTAATGGGATTATATCATCTTCTGTTGTTGCGTTCGTTACATCCATTAAGAATTGATAACAAATACCTCTGTTATCCATTCTGTTATCGTTGTTTAACATATGCATTGTCCCACGAATAAGGGAGTTTTTCATCATTAGTTCGGTCATCGTTTATACTTTTAAGATAGTTGTTAAATATGTTGAATCTAAATTGTTCTTGGTGATTTTTAATTTTTTTATGTCTTTAATAACTTCTAACATTTGACCTTTATTATCCATATTAAAAATATCTCCATAGTCATCAAGTAATCTATGTAAAAATTCTCTTTCATATTTGGTTAAAGATTTCATTCTACGATCAAAAGCCAAATTTATGTGTTTGTTAATAATGTCTAATAGGTTCATTTTTATATAGTTTTAAGTGATTTGTTTTACAAAGATACTAATTTTATTCTGTTCTGCCAAAATTATTCTTCATCTTCTTCATCCATTTCTAAAATAATTTCATATCCACCATCTATACGATCCATAGTAGAATCTTTGATTGTTGTCTCACAGATGATAGACCAGATAAAATCTGCTTGCTCTTGTTGAGTCATACCTGATACTAAATTTTTGATGTTGTTGATTGTCTCTTGGGTAGTCATAATGTTTATATAGTTTTAAGTGATTTGTTTTACAAAGATACGGATTCTTTTCTAATTACTAGCATTTCTGATAAAATATTTGAAGTTGTGGTCATTTCTAAAATTGGAATGTGATCCACAAAAATCTGTAATGCCTCTGATTCATTTTCACATTCGGCAAGTAGATTAGTAAATCCATTTTTATTATGGAATAAACCCCATTTATTTTCACCTACTACTTTTGCAATAGAATATTTACGAAATTTTTTCTTATTTTCTTTAGTCATTATTATAGTTTTATGTTGTTTGTCTTACAAAGATACGGATTTAGTTTTGTTCTGCCAAAGTATTTTAGAATAAATTATCACATTCTTCTAAAATATTTTTTAGGATTTCATCCCAATTTTCTAATACATATTCTAACTCTAATCCCATAAATTCAGAGTAAGATACAGGGTCAATGGTGATTTTCATAGTTTTCATTTTGTTTATAGTTTTAAGGGGTTTGTTTTACAAAGATACGGATTTAGTTTTGATCTACGAAATTTTAATGCCAATATTCTTCAAAAGCTCCCTCATCTATCATCTCAAGCATAGTTTCAGTTTGTAGGATTAAACTGTCTTCATTACCACACATCCAAAAACTATCTTCAACCACATCATTTTCATCGTTAAATCCAAAAACACTACACATAACTACAACATTACCACCGTGTTTTTTACTAAACGCTAAAAGTGCGTCATTGATTGCTTTTAATTCTTTGCTATCTTTCATAATTTCTGTCGTTTTTAATTGTTTCTACAAAGATAAGCATTCTATTCTGTTCTGCAATGAATATAAACAAAAAAAATAAAAAAATATTTAGGTATGATGATAACAATTAGCAACTACCAAAGCACTCTTGTCCCATTTACACTTTTGGAAAACACAACATTTCCTTATAGTGCAACAACGTATATATTACAATTAAATGGAAAAGAATTAAAAGATGAAACCTTGTTATTTTTAACAGGGGATACTACTACAAATGCCAACAGATATAACTATTTTCCTATTAATTTAACTCCCTATACTCTTGTTGAAGGACAATATGATTATAAGGTATATCAAAACACAGGTAATACATTATCATTATCTGCATTAACAATAAACGATGTTGTTGAAAGTGGATTGGCAACGATCTATGGAACATCACCAACAGCAAGACCAGTATATGTTGCAACAGGTCAAACACAATATGTATTTAACTAATTATGGAAGATAACGAATTAAACAAAAAAGGATTGCCAGTAAAGATTTTTACTTTCAATGAGGCGTATCAAGCTCCGATATATAAGTTTGAAAAAAAGGGGGACTATAAATTCATCACATTTGGTGTTGATAATCAATATCCCTTAATGTTATTGGAATTATATAATAACTATGGTAGTCCCTTGAATAAGGCGATTATAAACAAGAAAACAAAGATGTCCGCAGGTTTTGGATATAATAAATTACTAGACCCAAGATTAGAACAATGGGCAAAAAAGAATAACCTTGAAAGATTGTTCTTATATATTAGTAAGGATTTTCATATCTATAATGGATTTTGTCTTGAGGTGATATGGAATAGAGAAGGGACATCTTTTGATATAACTTATATTCCAATACATACAATTAGAATAGGACTTAAAGATAGTGAAGACGATGAAGATTACTATTGGTATTCAAGGGATTGGGCAAACATAAAAAAAGAAGAAAACAAACCTGAATACATTAGAAAGTTTGACCCAAGTCAAAGATTTGGAAGACAACTACTTTATTTTATTGAACCAAACCCTGCACATACCCATCTATATCCTATTCCTGACTACTCCACAGCGATTAACTACATTGACTTGGACTATCAGATAGGTAAGTTTCATATCAATCAGGTAAGACAAGGATTTGCTCCATCATTTATTTTAAATTTTGGAACAGGAATACCAACACAGGATGAACAAAATATGTTCCATAGAGAATTTCAAAGAAACTATAAAGGGGCTGATGGAGCTGGTAAGATAATTTTAACTTATTCAGATGGTGGGGATCAAAAACCTGAACTTATTCCAATACAATTAAATCAATCTGATGAAAGATTTATTATGCTACAGGATATGGTTGAGAAAAACATCACACAAGCTCACGAAATGCCAGTTCAGTTGGTATCATTCCAACCAGGTAAATTGGGTTCATCTGATGAAAGAAAAGAACTAATGGCGGAGTTCCAAGTATATTACATAGCAATACGTCAAAACCAAATGGAAGAGGCAATTAATGGATTACTTGAAACAATAGGATTTACAGAAAAGATTGTATTAAAGAATTATGTATCTGCCGACGCATCAGGGACATTAACTGATAGTGGCGAACAAGAACCTATTGAACAAGCAGATAGTAGAGTAATTAATAAACCAGTTCAACAACAACAATAAAAATTTAATATAAAACATTATGTCCTATACCCCAGTTGTATATTTTATATCCACAACTTATTTAAGAGACCAAACACCGATTGAAGAAAACGTGGATGATACCAAGATTACGCCTTGGATAGTTCAAGCACAAGATACATTTCTACAAGAAGGATTGGGGGAAACTTTCTATGATAGATTAAAAGATGGAGTTCAAAATAATAATTTGAATGCTGATGAGCAATCATTTATGAGAAACTTTGTTCAACCACAGGTCGCACAATATGCCTTCTATTTGATGATGCCATTTATCAATTTAAAAGTTACGAACAAAAGTATTGCAAAAGAAGGTAGTGAGTTTTCAACACCAGCAGAATTAAGTGAATTAAAATATCTTCGTTCAGCAGTATTGGATATGGCTGAATTCTATAAACGTAGAATGATTAAATATCTTTTAGACCACCCATCTATGTTCCCACAATACAATAACCCTAATGCTTTAGATAACATGCCAAAATCAGCTCAAGCATACTTTACAGGAATTTATATTCCTTATGGTAATAGAAGAGGTAATATACCAAATTGGTTGGAGCCTTATGGAACAATAAGTCCTTGCCAAGGTTGTGGTGGTGGTAATAGTTCAAATCCTTATTAATTATGTGTAATATAAATTTTAATTTAGAAGAAATAATTAATCATCCCAAGTTGAGTGATGACTATAAATTTTCATTTGTTCAGGAAATGTTAAGTGAAGATGAATTTTGTGAATGGTTTGAATCCTTAAACAATCTTGGAATATCAATTGATAGTTTGGGTCTTACAATTGCTGATATTGATAATTTAGATTACATCTGGGACATTAACGATGATGACTTGGGTGTTCCTTCATCCACAACACAATTCGGTTCAACAGAAGAGTTTTCTGTAATTAACTTATATAGATACATTTCAACTGAATATGGACCTAGCTTTATTGGTGATAATACAAGAAGATTTTGTAAGATGGTTGTTGCAAGAACAAATGCTTCGTTGATGAGGTATGAAGATATAATTAGATTAAATTCACAAAATCCTGGTTTAGGTAAAGGTGGTTCAAATTCTTATTCGGTATTTGAATGGAGAGGTGGTGCAAATTGCAAACATATGTGGGCAAAATACAAATACGATACTGAAACAAAAAATTTGGTAGAAGCCCCATCAACAGACCAACCAAGAAATACACAGGTGAATGGAAAAGTTCCTTATGCAAATGGAACAAATAATCCTGACCCAAAATAAAAAACCCCAAGATAATGCCATACTCGGGGTTTTAGATTGTATCAACAATTTGATACTTAAATATAGTATTATTTTTTTATACTATCAAGATATTTGGCAATAGTATTTATCTTTTTTTCAATAATATCCAATCGTTCATCAATATCATCTGTTCTATATAATATTTCAATTAACATTAATGAGTTATCATATGGTAAATCATCATCCCCAATACTTAATACCATTTCTATAAATTCTCTTTGACTTTTTTTCATTCTTCTTTTTTAAATTGTTTAACTATATAATACCCATCATAACTCATAAAATCGTGATATATCATTGAACTAACTTGTTTTGGATTAAATTTACCTTTAAAGAATAACATAATGTCTGGTCGTTTATAACAAGGTATATTTATATTTTTATCAAATCTATTTTTAATAATATATTTTAATGGTCGTTTGATATCACTCTGTAATTTACATTTCATTGTAAATTTTAACTTTCCTAATTTACCTGGATCAAGATTCATTATTTCATTTATTTCATCATCATATTTGTTTTGCATTAATAACTCACATACTTGTTTATGTTGGTCTGTATATTTTGGATTTTGAATATAATTGTTAATAATTTCGTGTAGGTATTCTATGTATTGGTGATCGCCATAATTATCTATGTGTGGAACTTCTTGTAAATTATCAAAATAAGATACTCTATTTCTTTTTCTAAAAGCAATGCAAGAATTTCTCATTACCATAAAAGTATATCCTTTTATTTCGTTGAAGTCATCTGCTAAAATTCCTTTGTTATATTTTTCATATATGTTTAATATTGAATCAGCAACTAAATCTTTTTTATCTTCATAACTAATAAAGTTACATTGATTTATTGTTTTTGATAAATGTGTTAATTGTTTATATAATTCAGGGATACATTTCATTACTAATAAATATATAAAATATTGAAATGTTTTTTTATTATCTAGTGCCAGTATTATACCCATAATAAATTATTGGTTTTCTAATCTTTTTTTTCGTTGAAGATGGTTTTTTCTTTTCTTTCTTTTTTTTCAAATGAGTTTCAACTTCCTCACGAGTAAAATAGCCTAATTGAATACTGATTTCAAATTGTTCTCTTCTTCTTTTTTCTTTTTCTGTTTTACTTAAATTATTAAATCTCTTTTTCATAAGTTATCATATTTTCCAAAATATAATTCTAAATTATCATTTTCATTATTATTATCATTAACATTATTATTAACATTATCATTAACATTATCATTAACATTATCATTAGGTTGTTTTAAAATTAACCTATGGTTGTTTTCAAAATCAACTATGGTTGTTTTAGGTTGTTTTCTTGCATTTGAATTAGATCTAGGAGCACCACCTTTTTTACCATCAATTCTTTTTTTAATGTTGGCATCAATTTGAGGTTTTATTAAAGTCCATATAATTGCTGTGATACCATCTAAATCAGGTTCAACGTCATAGAACGAATAATTACAAATTGATTGATAGATAATACATCTATCTTCAATATTTTGCAACTTTTCAATTGCTTCATAAAAGGATTTATAAAAAATAAAACCAGTTCTTTCTTCTTTCATAACTAAATAAATTAAAAAACCCCCGTCAAAAGTAGGGGTTGCCGTCCTAACATTCCAACGAGGGTAGTTTATAAAAAATATCTTCGGTGGCAACCTATTACAATATATAGTTTAAAAATTCCAAAAAATCAAAAATAATTCAACTTTTTTTAAACAAAGTTATATTTATAATAGAATGGACAAAAAAATTATTGGTTTTATTCTATCATCTTTAGAAACTTGGAAAGAAAATTATAAAGTTGGAGAGGAAGTTAGAGCATTAGAAAGTCAAATTAATTTTCTACTCATAATAGATATAGATCCCGTATTAGAGTTCTTACAACATCTTATAGAAAAATATAAAGATGATGAAATGTTAGGAAAACAAATAAGAAGAAATTATATCCCCCTTAAATTATATTATGAAGATAAGACAATTATTAGTTGAGATTGCAACTCCCAACACAATCTACGATGAAATCATTAACAATCTAATTACACCCAACTTTCATTTGAAACCAGAGCTTATAAGTGAGTTAGCCATAGGATTCCTTCAAAACGAAAAGAAAGTTGATCTGGCAATAAAAGAAAAGTATTTTACATATTACTTCATCAGGGCAGCAAAGAACCAAATCCATTCCAAGACATCAGGGTTTCATAAGAACACAAGAATCAAAGACAACATATACTATGATAATATAGAAATAATAGATGAAAGTGATATTGAACTAAAAGAAGAAAAAGAACTTAAACTATTAAAGATAGATAGGGCTTATACTCAAATACCAAAGACATACTTTCAGGAGTTTATATGGCATGAGTATTATTCCAAAGGAAAAACATATAGACAAATAGCAAAAGAGAATGAAGGGGCGTTTAGTCATTGTTTAGCCTTCCACGAAGTAGCAAAAATAAAAAAACTATTGAAGGAAAAAATTTGATATAACCATTTTAAAGACCTATATTTAAGTATTACTAACTTAAAACAACGGAAATTATGTCAATTTACGATCAATTTATGGAAGATGCCATCTTTGATGCCGAATATCAAGATTATCTTTATCACCAACAAAAACAAAAGAATGAAATGTTAGACTACCTTTACAGGATAGAACAACAAGCTTACGACATTATGTGTGAGCAAGCAAACAAAGACCAAGAATTTTATGAAACCTGTATGGAGGAAAAGGAATATAGAAGTATTTCCGAATGGGATTTTATAAAAGAAATGGTAGAAATAGATTATATTTAACAATTTAAAAAAAAAGAAAGAATGGCACAAAACACATCAAGACAGATTGCAACGCAATCATCTTTAAAATTAATTTTAGACTGGTCAATTAGTTGCGACAAATGTTTAACACTAAAAGAACTTGTTAGCATTACCAACGTAATGGTTGATTATGTTGAATCAGGATACTCCAAAGAAATTGGGGA